GGCGCGTCGACAAATTGTCCAGGACCTCATATTGTTTTTCTCTGGCAAAGAGGGGCATCAGCCCAGTGTTCAAAGCCAAGGTTGTAGCACGAATGAGAAAGTACTGTTCATCTTCGTGCGCCAGCTTAATTGGGTCAAAACGGCGCTTGGGAAACTGTGCCTGAGCAAGCCAGCGCGCTAAATCAACGCAGCTGACCACCACATTCTTTTCCCAGTCGTAGTAGTGCTCATATCCCAAATATGGGACGGGCTTATTAAAATATTTGGCGAGAATATTCGTCTCTGGCCTCATAGTAAAATTTTCGCTAACGCGTTCAACTTTGCAAACAAAGCCAAGGGACGCGCCAACCTGAAAGACAATATCCGTAATCAGGCTGAAATTTCTCTCTCCATCCGCCCCACGCGGAAACATGGTGTCAATCTGGTCGGCCTCACCCCCCTTAGTCGGAAAGCCATTTCTGGGCATTCCACCAGGGAAATGGTGAGCCAAAAGCGCATCAACCAAAGTCTTAACTCTCTCGCACATTATATTGGCAAGAACGTTGTTAACTTTAGATTGAAGAACAGTACCAGAGGGACCGGTGTCCCTCGTGGATACATTAACCTGACCAATCAATATATTTCGCTCAGTGTAGTACGACGCCCAAATGCGGGCACCAACCACATCAATATATTCCATGTATTCTCGCATCACCCCTATCACAGGGGCAAGCACCTCACTACACTGCCCCAAGTCAAAGTGCTTACAGTCCAGCTTGAAACTTAATGAATTGTGCCGTCCCAACGGCACAAAGAAGAGAATATCATCCGAACAATGAAGATACGCGCTCTTCTTCCATGTCTCCATGTACTTGACCACAGGAACAACCATCTTGTAAAATCCATAACGGTACAAAGTGGCGTCCTGCGCGCTACAAAAGCCCCGGTAACGTCCATCACCATACCGATCCGTACGATCGGCATTCAGCACATTTACCGAATGACTACCATAAGCCTGGGTAGCAGGGGCCATAGCCAGCTGCAAGCCCAACGGCATCACGGTGTACAAACGACACTGATTCGTAATATATTTTTCAATGCTATAGTAATCCTCCTTGGCAACAGCCAAGGCAGTAACCAACTCCGGTTGCTGCTCCGCAAGCTTGCGCATGTAAGCATGTGAATCGGTAAAACTGTTGCACTTACTAATCGCCGCCCGCATCTCCTTGGCAATCGCAAGGCAGATGGCAACATTCCGCTCCTCCTTTCGTCCTAACGTAGGAAGGCCGGCGCGGGCATGGCGATTAATCTTAATTACATTCGGACTATCCGGGTCCAAAGAGGCGGGCAAAACCGTGCCCACAACTGTTTGGCCTGACAGCCAAACAGCGCGTTCAACCTCATCCCGCGTGGGGGGATTAGTAGGAACGTTGGCACGAACGCCCAACAGCCGACCAAAGGACTGCGCAGGGCAAGGATTCCGCACGAAAATCGTATCCTCACACTTCTTCCGAACCTGCGAAGCCTCATACGTCACAAAACTCCGCGCCACCTCGGAAGCAAACCCACGTGCTAGGGGCGCAAAAGCGGCCCTAACGCGAGAATCATACTTCCGTGGTGCACCGGGCCCCCCCTCAACCTTATAAGGGTGAAGCATTTTAGCCGGGCCCATGCGGAGAATATCCGACTGTTCTGTATACCTCTTAAGGACTGCGTAGTTAACCGCAGTCGCCGGCACGAAGGCACGGCTAAGCTGCAAAAGCT